TAACTCCAGATAGTGAGTATTATGAAAAAAGTGGAGGAGAGTATTCCTCTAGAAATAATTGGCTACCTGATGTAGATGGTTCATATGGAAGTAATGATACAGGAATATTTTTCTTTACAACAGATGGAAAATATATAGAATGGACTGGAACTTATTTATATAGTGATATTCCTTTTATTGTAGATAATCCTATAGTGAAAGTAGGAAATTAATTGTGAAAAAAGGATTTACATTAACTGAATTGTTAGCAGCAATCATTATTATTGTAATTATAATTTTACTAGTAATAGGGGTGATTAGATAAATGAAAATAATTGTAGCAATTATAGGTATTATAATATCTTTATTCTTAGGATATATAGCTTTTTTTCCGAGTGGTAGAGCTTTAATGAATTCATATGACAATATGATGAAGAAAGTTGATGATAGAACGATTTATGAAACTAGAAAGAAAGTAGAAGATACAGCTAGAGCAAGTATAGCTTCTTATAAAACTGACAAAGCAACTTATGAAATGTATAAAGATAGCACTGATAAAGAAAAGCAGTCTTGGGCTGAACAAGCTAAAATGAGAGCTAACAAAACAGCAAATATCTATAATGAATATATGAGGAAGAATAGTTATGTTTTTGAAAATAATATTCCTAATGATATCGATTATTCTTTAGAGATATTAAAATAAAAACAAAAAAGTAGTACTTCCATATTGGGGCAAGCACTTATATAAAACTGGGGTTAATTGGAGAATCAATATGGAGAAAAATTATTTTGAAATTTTAAATAATATCAATGTACAAGATAAAATAGAAAAAAAGAACGGTTTAAGTTATTTGTCTTGGGCTTGGGCTTGGGGTGAAGTCAAAAAGATACATCCTGATGCTAATTACAAAATCTATGAACGTGACGATGATGAATTTGGGTCAATAAATTATTTTACTGATGGCAAAACGTGTTGGGTTAAAACTGGTATAACAATAAATGGTATTGAACACATTGAAGAATTACCTGTTATGGATTTTAAAAATAAATCTATTTCACTTGAAAATGTAACTAGTTTTGATGTTAATAAAGCTATACAACGTTCTTTAACAAAAGCGCTTGCTAGGCATGGCTTAGGTTTATACATTTATGCAGGTGAAGATTTACCTGAAGAAGAAGCAAAAAAGCTTATAACTAAAGAGCAAATTGATAAGATAAAAAAATTAGTAAATGATATAGAGAGCATGCTTGTATATTATAAGTTAAATAAAATTGAAGATATGCCTTATGTAGTAGCAGAAGAACTAATCAAAAGAAAATCAGTAAAAAAATTAAAGAGTGGTAAATAATGAAACTCTTATGTGAGAAACCAGTACATACAAAAGAATTTGCTGGAACAATAGATTTATTAACTGGTTATGATGATTTTAATTCTGAGATTGAATTTAATGAGGAGTGGCATACTTATAAATTAAAAGGTAAGCTACTCCCTAGTGTTACTCAATTGTTAGATGATGGCACTTATGATAATGTAGACAAAGACATTCTAAAGTATGCTCAAGATAAAGGGACTATTGTACATAAGGAAATCCAAGACTATTTGGAAAGTAATTTAGAGGGGTTTACAGAGGAGTTTTATGAGTTTGCAAGACTTTATCAAGAAAATATAAAACTATTCTCAAATAGGGCTATATTTGATTATAAAACATATTCAATTGCTACACCAGCAAATAGAAAAAAGTGTTGGGAACAAACTTCAAAATATGCTGATGGAGTAGAATATTTAACTGGTATTAGGCCAGAAAAACAATATCTTATTCATTTGCCACATGGTAAATCAGGTAAGATTTATGATTTAACTAAAGAATTTGGAGGAAATTAGATGATAATTTTAATTTTAGCTGTATTAATAGTAATAGCAGCAATAAGTGGTTACATATCATATAAAAATGATTTAGATTCTTTTATCTCATTTATTACGTGCGTATTTTCAGTAATAGGAATAATTATAGTGTCTGTTTGGTTATTTATAGAAGTAATTGTTATTGCAGAAGGTAGATATATTAACGAGAAAATATCTGTATATCAAAATGAAAATACTATTATAGAAAATGATATAAAAAATATTGTTGAAAGATATATGGACTTTGAACATGACACATATAAAGAATTTGCGAATTTAGAAAGTTTAATTACATTATATCCAGACTTAAAGAGTAATGAACTTGTGAATAAACAAATTGAAATTTATATTAGTAATAAAAAAGAAATAAAAGAATTAAAAGAAGAACAAATAAATATAAAAAGCCATAAATGGTTAGTTTATTTTGGATAGAATGAAAGGTTAAGTATTATATATGGAATTTAGAGTTGGAGATAAAGTTATGTTTTCAGAAAGAATGCGAATTCATAAGCATAAGCCTCTAGTAGAATTTGATAATAAAATTAGAGAAATAATTGGTTTCAATTATTGTAATGATTCGATTGTTCTATCAGAATTGCCAAATAATTGTTTTGCATCAGATGAATTGATTTTAGCAGAAGAAACTATTAATAATAGAATCAAAATCAAAAATATAGTGGCAAACAAAGAAACAACAGTGATTTTCTTTGATGATGGAGACAAAATCCTAGTCAAAAGAGCAAAGGATGAATATCATAATCCGGAAGTAGCGATATTATACGCTTATTTTATTAAAAGTAATGGATTATCAAAAACTCAAGCTAAAAAACGCTTGCAAGAATTAGTAAATGATATTCATATACAAGGAGTGAAGAAATAATGAATAAAGTAATTTTAGTAGGAAGAATAACGCATGATTTAGAAATTAGGACTACTCCTAGTAATATAGATGTATGCAAATTTAATATTGCAGTTTCTGATGGCAAAAATACAGAGTTTTTAAATTGTATTGCTTGGAGAAAAGATGCTACAAATTTAAGCAAATATTGTCATAAAGGCAGTCAAGTAGCCATAGAGGGTCACTTAACTAATCGTAGCTTCACAGCTCAAGATGGCACAAAAAAATATAATACAGAAGTGGTTTGCGAAAAAATATCATACTTAAATAGTTCTAATAAAGGTAAAGGTAATGGAAACACAGCTAATGAAAATACTGATGCTTTTGAAGATTTTGGTGAAGAAATTACTTTGAGTGATGACGATTTACCATTTGAATAGGTGAAACAATTTGATTGAAACAACTGAGGCAGGTGCAGGTAGTTATCCTACACCTCCTTTTACTAGAACTAAATTATATAAATTTACTTGTAATTGTAGTTGCAAAGCTATGTTTTATGTTTATGCCAAAGATACAAAAGAAGCTTTTGATTTGCTAGATAGCAAGGAATATGTAGATAGTGATATTATTAGTGATTTAGTTATAGAAGAAGTTGAGAATAATGAAGTCGAAGAATTCAACTGATTATCAGATAGATAACTGCAAAAAATTACTTAGTGCTATTTTAAATTGTGATGATATGGACGACAAGTTTGTTAAATATTATGTGTGTGTGTATGATATTTATGATAGTGAGGTTTTGATTGGAGTATTTGGCTCTATTGGATGGTGTGCTAAATATTTTAAGTCTACAAAAGAAGGTATTAAAGGGAATATATATCAAAATAAATTAAGAAATAGAAGATATAAGATTTCAATTGTATTTACTTAGAATTAAAAAAGTAAGATTAGCAAAGGAATAATGGAAGGAGCAGAATAAGAGTGAAAGATTTAAGTGTAGGAATGTATGTTAGATTTAAAAAAGGAAAAATAACTTATATTAGGGAAATATTAGAAGTTATACATAATTATGAATCATTTGATGTTTATAGAACTGCTGGTGAGTACTTTGATTATGAAGAAAAAGATTATTTTGATATTGTTTATCCTAACGAAATAATAGGAAAGCCAAGTTATAACATAATTGATTTAATTGAAATTGGTGATTATGCTAATGGTCAAAAAGTAAACAAAATAATTGTTGATAAAGATATATCTAATAATGATAAATTAAAATTTGGTGATGATGATTTAGTATTAACATTTAAATCAAATCACGATACTTATTATTTATATGTTGAAGATATTGAATCAATAGTAACAAAAGAACAATTTGAAAGTATGAAATATGTTGTTGAAAAGGAGTGAAATAATGAAAATAGATGATAAAACAATTGAAACATTGCTAAAGAATAGCATTGAAAAAGAACTTAAAGAATTTGACTTAAAAGATATGGTTAAGGATTTTATTGATAATTATATGAAACACAAATTAAAAGACTTTGCTGATGATTATATTAGAGAAAAAGTGAATGAAAGTATAAATGAAGCATTATCAAAAGAAATAAATACTGATGATGGTTGGGGTAGAAGAGAGCACTATGATAATTTTGAGGATATGTTTAAGCAAAAATTCAATGAAAAGTTAAATACAGACTGGGAAATGAAACGACAAATTGAACAAGTAGTTAGAGAAAGACTTGATGAATTATTTAAAAAGAAAACAAAAGAAATGACTGAAAAAATACAAGATATGGTGTTAACTGAAATGCTAAAGGAAACAAAATAATGAAGAACAAAGGAGATAACAATGAATAAAAAAGAATTTTACAACATAGGAAGAGGCAATTTAAATTTGAATGGTAATTTTTATTATGGACTAGATTATGAAATAACTGATTTTATGAGAAAACTTGAAGAAGAAAACACTAATTTAAAACAAGCACTAATTGAAATAAGAGAATATTGTAATAATAATGTAGGTTTAAATCAATCTCAAATGACAGGTGTTAGAGATAATATTTTACGAATGATAGATAAACATGAAAGAAGATGATTAAATGAGAGCATTAGTAATTTTAAGGGGCGCACCAGGAGCTGGTAAGTCAACTTGGGTAGAGAAAATGGGATTAAAAGATTATACTTTAAGTGCAGATAACTTACGTATGCTAGTACAAAGTCCAATCCAGACTCCTGAAGGCGTCAAATCTATTGAGCAAAAGAATGATGGGTATGTATGGACATTATTAATGGAATTATTAGGTAAAAGAATGGAATTAGGAGAGTTCGTTGTAGTAGATGCTACACACTCACGTTCTAGTGACTTTAGCAAATATAATAAATTATGTGAGAAATATCGTTATAGAAAATATTGGGTAGATTTTAGTGACATTGATATTGAAACTTGTAAAAAACAAAATAAAATGAGACCAGCATATAAGTGGGTGCCTGATGAAGTCATTGATAAAATGTACGCAAGAATGCAAACGCAACCTCAAACATCAGGGTGGGTCAAAGTTGAAAGAGATAAGTTTTGGGATATTGTAGACTATCGTATAACTAATTATGATGATTATGATAAAATACATATATTTGGCGATATTCATGGCTGTTTTGAGCCTTTAAAAGAATATTTAACTAAGGAAGAAACTAATACTATTATAGATTATTCTAATGCCAAGCAAATAAAAGAACGTTTAAAAGATAATGAATTATATATATTTTGCGGAGATTATTTAGATAGAGGAATTCAAAATAAAGAAGTATTAGAGTTTCTTATTTCGGTAAAAGATAATAAAAATGTTATTTTTTTAGAAGGAAATCACGAAAAGTGGCTAAGATATTATGGAAATGAGCAAAACATTTTAATAACATCAAGGCAATTCAAAAGTAAAACATCAAAAGAAATATGTGATGTAGATTTAATCGAAATACGTAAATTATGCTCAAAATTCGGACAAATAGCTTATTTTGAATATGGCTCTGAAAAATATATAGTCAGCCATGGAGGAATAGCTAAAGTTCCAGAACATTTAATTCTTATAGCAACTAATCAATTTATTCATGGTGTTGGAGATTATTCTATTAATATAGATAAACAATATAGTGTTTTGCTTAATGATGTGATACAAGTTCATGGGCATCGCAATCAATTTGATGTTGAGGACTATTTGAATTCCTTTAATTTAGAGGATAAAGTTGAATTTGGTGGTAATTTAAGGGTATTAGAGTTAGAAAAAGGTTATCTTCCTAGAATGATAAAAATTAAAAATAAGGTTTTTGGCAGTATAGAGGATGTTGATTCAACATTAGAATGTAGAGGTAATCCTATGTTAAACAATTATCCTTTAGTTGAAGTTCTACGAAATTCTAAATATATAAGAGAAACCAAAATAACAGATAAAGTAAGTTCCTTTAACTTTACTAGAGATGCCTTTGAAAACAAAGTATGGAATGAAATAACTACTAAAGCTAGAGGACTATATATTGATGTTAATACAAATGAAGTAATAGCTCGCGCTTATAACAAATTTTTTAATATAAACGAGAGAAAAGAAACTGAGTTATTTAACCTGCAGAACTTATTTAAGGATAATGAAATAATCTGTTATGAAAAATATAATGGGTTCTTGGGTATAATTTCAAAAAATGATAATAAGCTATTTTTAGCAACTAAAAGCGCAATAACAGGAGATGCAGCTGAAATATTTAACGATGTATTTAATAAATCTGCTATTAACAAAGATAAATTAATAGGTTTTTTAAATAAAAACAATGTATCTTTAGTTTTTGAAGTTATAGACCCTATAAGAGACCCACATATTATTGAATATAGTGAACCTAGATTGGTACTTTTAGACGTTGTTGACAACAATATTGATTTTCACAAATGGCCATACGAAAGTGTAGTTAGCCTAGCTAAGGAAATAAATTCAGAAGTTAAACAAATATATCGCAAATTTGATAATTTTAGAGACTTTTTAGAATGGTATTATGTAGTAACTGATGAAGATAATTTTGAGTTATCTAATATTGAAGGTGTAGTAATCGAAATCGGGCAATTTATGACAAAATTAAAATTTAATTATTATAATTTTTGGAAATTTATGAGAAGCTTAGCAAGTAAAGTAAATAGCAACAGAAAAATCGAACTATCTAAATTATATAATTCTACTTCAAATTATTTTTATGATTTTTTAAAGTCATTAGATAAAAAAGAATTAGAAAAAGGCGTTATATATTTAAGAAATAAATTTTATAAGGAATACGTTCCTAATGATAAAAACTATATCGAATCTTAATATAGAACTAAGTGTTATAGATAAAGAAATCGAAAGATTAAATAAACACAAAAGTGATATTTTATCTAGCTTAAATGATTATAGAGAATATTTTGAAAAATTAGATGGCATAGAAGAAAGACTCTTTTATAAAATTTTTTATGAAGGGAAGAAACCTAGTAAAGCTGTTTATGAGATTGCCGACGAAAACTATATGAAGGATATAAAGCCAGCAAGTGAAAGTCAAATATGGAAATATTATAATAACTTAATTAAAAATGGAGTAAAAATAAAGCAAAATTAGACGTAACTATAAGAAAAATCAAAATAAGCCTTATATAGTGGGCTTATTTTTTTATATATAAGCTAGTGAAAGTAGAGCTTATAGTATTATAAAATGTTATCATACAGAGGTGATAACATTATGAATAAAATCGAAAAAATAATGTCCGAAAAATATACAGAAAATGGGGATAAATCATACAAGACAACTGGTGACAATTTAACAGATTTATTTTTTATGGCTGAATACTTTACAAAGCATTTAGATGAAGCATCTATTGGCAATAGCGAAAAAGAGAAAATGTTTTCAATGATGATAAGAGACCCTCGCTATGGATTAGGATATCGCGATTTTGGTCGTAAACTTATGAAAATGTCAGATGTTAGTGTTGATAATATTATATTAGCAGGTAGATATGATGATTTATATAATATCGCTACAGATGAAGCGATAAACAAATTATATGAAGCAGTTATAAGTGGTAATGAACTTGCGAAAAAGTGGTGTCCACGTTTAACTGGCAAAGATAGAAAAATAGCAAAAGCACTATGTTCTATATGGAATGTTAGTGAGAAAGAATATCGTAAGCTAATTAAAACTGACAGCACAACAGAGTATAAACTGTCTTATGCTGAGAAAAAAAGTGGTACTCCTTTAAATGAATTATTTAAAGAGGGAGAATATTCACATCCTCTAGTAGATACCATTGATTTTGAAAAAGTGCCAAGCTTAGCAATGTATAAGTATCTAAATACATTTTCTACTAGGGAGGACATTAAAGGTAGATTTAATGATTACATAGAAAAAGTTAAAGAGAATAAAGCTAAATTAAATACTTCAACAGCAAATGTTAATGATGCTTATAAGTCAGTTAAGAGCGCTTGCTATAATCAAAATGTAGAGAATAATGCTGAAGTTATTGCGAAAAAGACTATTGACACCGCTACATTAGGCGTAGAAATGAATGCTATAGTAATACTTGATACATCCGGTTCAATGGAATGGAAATATGGTAAAGAAACTTTATTAGATAAAGCTACAGCTATCGCTCATGCTTTATCTACACATTCAACTTATGCTCCTAATCAGTTAATATCTTTTAGCTCTAGTCCTAAGTTAATGACTATTAAAGGCAATACTTTAAGTGAGCAATATAAATCAATGTATACTGGAGATTGTTCTAATACTGATTTTGGTAAAGTAATGAAACTTTTACAAAAATTAAATAAATATCCTGAATATTTAATTGTTTTATCCGATATGGAGTTTGATTGCGGTTCTTGTCAATCAAAAGAAAGAACAATGAAAATATTTAAAGAACATGGAGCTAACACAAAGATAATATGGTGGAACTTAAATGATAGAAATAAAACTGTTCCAGAATTTGATGAGTATGGCAATATTTATATGAGTGGTTATAACTTACAATTATTAAAATTACTTGAGAATAAATTTGATATGACTACATATATTGATAAAATGTTAGAAGAATATAAGAAAAAAGTTTTTGGTGATAAAAATGCAGCATAGAAAAGATGGAAATGGTACTCAAAAGAGAAAGTACCAAGAGCATTTTAAAAAAATAGAAAAGTTTACCAAAAAAGGAAAAACTAATAAGAAACATAAGAAATCTAAGTAAAAGTTAATTTTAAAGGGTATTTCTGCAAAACTTAATTAAGCAATTTTAAAATGTTAGGATTATTTTGAACCAAGAAAGGTTTCTTTAGCTTATATATACCCTTGTTAATTATAGTTATTCAATTAAAAGGCTCACACAGCAAAAAATAAGGACTGATAATCCCGATGTTGTTGGTTCAAATCCAACTCTTATACCATTTTTTATGTAAGATAGCTCAATAGGTAGAGCGCGAGAACAAAAAAGAGCCTTGTTCCTTTCTTTCTTAATTAATAATAAAAGGTCGCACAGCAACATTGTTTTCTTTACCATCTAAAAAAGAAATAGTTAGTTAATACCTGACTGAAAAAAATGACCTTTGGTTTAAATAAAATATTATTTAAAAGCCCTGTAACAGCAAAAGCAAATGAGATTACTGCTTATAAATTTTATACATCCTTTTTGGATAACAAAATTGATATTTAAGAATTAAATATGCTAACTAAAAGGGCTTTGTTAAATTAAAATGTTAGCATAAAAAATTCCTAGGTATTCCACAGACGTGGGTTAAATACCCATCACCTCCTTTCTAGGACCACCTTGAGTGGTTCTTTTTTAAAATAAAATGCAAAGGAAAGATTAATAATGAAAAAATCAATACATTTTGAAGTTGAAGGTCCAGCTAAAGGTAAAGCAAGAGCTAGAACAGTAAATAAGAATGGGAGAGTTTGGTCTTACACACCTAAAAAAACACAATGCTACGAAAATGCTGTAAAACAAGCGTTTTTAGAAGAGTTTAACTGCTTAGATATGTCTTTATATGATAAGGATATAAAAGTTTTTATATCAGCCTATTATGATGCCCCTAAAAGTTTGCCTAAAAAGAAAAGACAAGAATTAATAAATAAGGTATATTTAAAAAGACCTGATGCAGATAATATCGCTAAATCAATATGCGATGCTTTAAATGGTTTGGCTTATAAGGATGATTCTTGCATTTCGCATTTAGAAGTAGACAAATTTTATTCAAAAAGAAGTTATACAAAAGTAACAATAGAATATGAGGTGTAATTGTGCCTAGAACTAAAAAAATCTCATTTTTAAACTTTATTAATAGAAAGTATAATAAGATGTTTACATGTTTTGATGATTATTCAATGTGGCTATTTTATGAAAAGTTTAATAAAAATGCAGAAGAATACTATTATGAATTAGAAGAAGATTTAATTTTGTATGTAGAAAATCAGGAGAAAATCTATGGAAGAAAAAAAGTCTAATATTGAAGTTATGAAAATGGCTAGAAAGATACGTTCTGAAAAAATAGAACGAGAAAAAGCTATACGTGAAAAAATGGCAATTCAATTGCAAGAAAAACCAAAAAATAATAATTTGCCGTCAGTATTATTGCCAGAGATTTATAATAAAGTAGTAGAAGTAGCAAAATATATAGAAGAGAATCTAAATAGCAATCATGGTTTAACTACTACACAAATTATACCTTTAATAGCTAAAAAGAGTATACAAGAAATAGCTACATCGAATGTTAGTGCAACGTATACACCACAAGAATTAGCTATAGCTTTTAATTATTATGTAGAGTTAATAGCAGAAATAAATAAACATACAAAGTTTATACCTTCTAAAATTACTTTTTGCCAATTATTAGGTATCAGTACAACGACATATAAAAATTACTTATTAGATAAAGAAAAAAGCGAAATAATGCAGATAATAGATGATTATATCGCCAATTCTGTTATAACTTCAGCACAATTAGGAGAAATTAAAGAAATATCTAGTATATTTGTAAACAAATCACAACATGCCTGGCAAGAGGAAACAACCCAAAATGTTGTATATGAGCACAAAATATCACTTGAAGATATGAAAAAACAATTTAATGCGTTAAAAAAGGATAATATAAGAGAGGCTAAATATAAAGAAAAATAGGGCACACGCTCTATTTTCTTTTCATATCTATAAATAATATTTTAAATGGTATCGCTATTAGCATAAATGTAAAACCTAAAATGCCAAATATAACTTTGCTCCAATTCTTTTTTTGCTTAAAAGGTTGGTTTAAACTTTCTAAAAGGTCAGCTTGTTGTTTCGATGCTTTAAGCGAATATCCACAATTAGAACAATTGTTAAATTCATAAGGATTTTCGCTGTTGCACACCATACAGTATACTTTTTTACTCATGCTTTTTATCTCCTTTTAATAATTTTAACATAGTTTTATTGTCCTGTATATCAAATTTTTTCTTATATTCTTTTAAATATTTGAAATATGTTGATTCAGGAAAGTGTCTTTTTTGACAAGCGCTTTTACTAGATAAGCCACGCTCTTGTAATTCTAATACTTTGACAAAATTTTCAATAGTTGTATATTTGCCAGCTGGTTTCCCTAGCTTTTTACCTTCTATTTTTGCCTTTTCGAGTCCGTCTTTCGTAGTTTTGCTTACTATATTGATTTTGTTTTGGTCTTCTAAAAATACTAATGGCATTAAAATGTCTTGTAAAAATTCTTTTTCTAAAGTTATTTCAGTAGATTCGCAAGGTAGGGGAGAGTTTAACAACTCCCCAACAATTGTATCTGCCATCAAAATATTTATTTTTTGTTTTTTAAAATTCGCCCATTCATCTTTCATTTCTCTATAATTACGACCAAGTCTGCTACTTTCTGTTACTAAAATATAATCATGTGGGGCAATATTCTTTTTCATTTCGTCATAAGCGCTTCTTTTTAATTTTTTACCTGTAAACTTGTCTAAATATATATTATTTATATTAAGCTTTAAATTTTTCTTTTTGAGATAGTTGCATAATGCAATTATTTCACGACCAAATTCTTGTTTTGTTGTTGATGCCCGCATATAGCAGAATAAGTCTGTAGAATAAGTGCTTTTGAACCAATTATGATTAGTAAAATAATCATAGATATCATTATATTTGCCACTTTTATCATTTTTTAGAGAGTTTAACATTTCTAATAATTCTTTTCTAAAAATCTCTTGTTTTTGTTCCTCTGACATTTTTTGTCCTCCTAATCCATATCATTTTTTAATATTTAGCTATTAATCATTATTTTTTTTACTTCTTTTTTTGTAAAACCAATTTTTTTTAAATAACATTCTAATCTTGAATTATCTGCAAAGTAAACTTGTAATTCTGCTACAAGTAAATGTAATAAATTTTCATTACGTTTTAATTCTTCTAATCTTTTAATATTCATTATCTAATGCCTCCTAATTTATTTGATAATCCATATTGTAAAATATATAATAAATCATCTTTAGTACAATTTTTTAAATCTTCATATTTAATATTATACTTTTTTATTATTGCGTATTTTAATTTTTCTATTTGTTTGTCTTGGTTTAACATTTGTTTAAATAATTCCATTTATAACATCTCCTTTATTTCTTTTCTTAATCTTTCGACAACTCCAGCCCAATACTCCAAGCCGTGCATATCTACTAAGCAACCATCATGTTCTAGTGTTGATAATACCGCTTTTTTGGCTTTTTCTAATTCATCAATTTTTTTCTTTAATGTTTCCATTTTTAATTACTCCTATTTCTTCGCTATTGATTAATTCATAAATATATTGTCCTTTTTTTGCAAAGGTTTGCTTTGTTATTTTATAATAATCAATTTTTATTGTTTCGCTTATGTCAACATCTAATGTAAAACCGTGCTCGATTATATAATTATAGCATTGTTTTATAGTGTCGAATGTTTCTATTTCACCAAGGCTGTCTTCTAATAAATAATTAATCATATTAATTTTCTCCTATCTATTAACCCAATATCCAGATACATAAATATTTTTAGTATATCTTTTATAATATTTCTTCAATCTTGTTATATATTCTTGTATAAGTTCATCGCATATTTTATTATATTCTTTTATTTCTTCTGGTTCCATAAATCTAATAAAAATATCTTTATTTTTAGCCCATTTTAAGTCACTTTCATAATCTGCAATATATAAATTACTACAAGGGCTAGCTAACTTTTGGTCGTTAATATAATTTTTTATAAGATAAGGTTTTATGTAGCCACCGTCAAATTCAATCTTACAATATGGGCCAGATATATTAATCATATTATAATTAATAAATAACTCTTCTGTGAGCTTTGGCATTACTTGCTCATCGTCATACCATAAGGTTTTAGATATACTAGGCTTCCTTTCAAATTTTATTAATAAACCATCATTTAATTGATAATAATAATAAGTGCTAATATGCCATTTTATATTTTTTTCACCAATGCTTTCTAAATGCTTGATTATTTCTTCGTTTTCTAATTTTCTCATGTTTACATCTCCAGAATCTCTATTTTTATTAGTCCGCTTTTATAAGTTATTATATTATTTAAAACATCAATCTCATTATAATATACCCAACTATCTGTAATATTTCCATCATCTTTTTTAGTTCTTATTGTAAAGGCATTTGTTTGTATCTTGCTTCCAACTTCTCTAATAATGCCAACTTGGAATCCTATTTTTGCTTGATTTTCTATTGTCTTAAATTTAACCTTATTTTTATTCTCTTTTAATATTTTTTTTAATTCATTTTTACTTTTAATCATATTTTTTCCTCCATCTGTCAAAAAAGTTTATATCTTGACATTCTTTCTATTTTTTGGTACTATGGAGTAGTGGGAATTGTTAAACAATTTTCTACTTATTGAAAAACTTTTAAATTATTTTTAGGTGACTTATTTTAAAAGTTTTTTTCTAAAATGTTTTATAACAAGATATGAGGCAATACATATGCAAACGTCTAAATACAATAAGTAAATAAGTGTTAGCAATTTTAAATTGTTAGTTACTAAATACTTAGTGATAGAAAATCCGACATATAGTATTATTACTACATTCTCGTATTTTAGTTTAGTAAACATTTTAACTCCTTTCTACTTATTCCCGTAAGTAGAATTTTTTTGTTTACACAATTCCATTTTAACTCCTATAAATAAAGCTTTGATTATTAACTTTATTTACAATATTATTGTACCAAAAAAACGTGCAATTGTCAATATAAAATATATCATTTTGCTTAGTATTTTAGGGAAAAAGCAGCTTTTTTCACACTACATAATTTGGCACATTTTTAACTCATTTTTTATAGCATTTATTTTGCTATTTTTATTTGTTATTTTTAGTTTTAACAGATATTTTTTATTAAAACTACTTATCCTTAATTTTTTTGTAAACATCCGCCATTAGCTAATTTTATCTATTTATACATAGACACTTTTTATATATAATTATATTATTGTAACATCTCGCCGATGGGCCTGTTAATATCCGTCATTATTACGTCGAACATTAACAGATTTTATCATTAGGTACATACTTAGCTTGACTTATTTTCTTATTTATTGTATTATCCTACTAGTTAGCATATATTAGTATTTATACTATTTATTTTTTATCTTTTTATTTGTATATGTCTTATTATTATAGCATTTAATTTATTGCTTATTATATCATTTATTATATTAGTTGTTATATCAGCTATTGTAATACTTATTATGGTAACATTTCAACTTCTTTGTTTTGTTGTAAAAAAGGGGTGTTTTATACTATTTTATACAATTAATTATTAGATTAATAATTATTATATATATTGTTTTTGCCCTTTATTTATGGGGCTTTGTGAGGTTTACACTCTATAATCGAACGTTTATGTAGTGAGAGTGCCCCAACCCTATATAAAAACATCGATACCCCTTTGACTTACTCAAGGAAATGACTAAAAAATACAAAAAGGCGAGTAGGAGATGCTTTTTTATGGATAATAAGGTGTTTACAGATATATGGAACAAAAATTGAAAAAATACCTATTTTAGCTAGATAAATAGAGGGAGTAATGCTAATTTGATATATACATAAAAATTGCACTGAAATCAAACTTTCAATGCCAAAAATGCCACTGAAAGGAAGTAAAAAATGCTAAAGTACATAAATTATATAATTGAATCTTTTAAAAATGGGCCTATGATAATTAAGCGAATATGGTTTAATCCAGAATATATGGATTTATTTTTAAAAGATTTAGATAAATATGTAGATATTAGAAGTATTAGATTAAAAATGTATGATGGTATTGAACTAAAAGAGGATAAAAGAATTAATGCAATTGAAATAGAATTAGAAATACCGAGTTATAACTCTTTATAGATAGTGTCCCGGTGATATATGGAGCGGACAGAAACCTTAAATGTTTTTTGACGAAAAAACGCCAAGTGTACATATAAAGGCAAATTAGGTGGAGTTTTAAAATGAATTCTGTGGCTATCAAGAGAAACTCCTCTCTTGACCAAATGCTGTATATCATTGGCACAGTATCTATAAGGATTAAAGCTTAAAGGAGAACAACCAGATTATGAAAAGATATAATGGCTTATATAAAAGTAAAAATGGCGAAGTATTAGTCAGCTTAGATTTATCACTTGAAGAACTTAAAAAAATATGTGATGAAAAATTTAGAATTATTATATTTAAAAATGATAAGTCATATGATGAAAGTGCTGAGTTACTTTTCCGAATAGATGGAGATAAGAAACTATGATGCTTTATAAAATATGTTGGAGCAATGGTGAGATAGAATATAAGAAAGCTTTTAATTTACTTAATCTAATTGAAGACTTATGGGAAGAAAAAAGTAAATACGTTACTAAAATAGAGCGGATGAATATGCCTTGGAATTAGTACTTGTTGATTATGATACTGGCTCAATAGTAGATACTTTAAAAGATGACGAGGTTTTTACTAAAGTCTGTGCTGGAGATATGGTTGTCAAAAACAATTCTGTTACATATCTCAAAAATTCAGTAAGTTTTATAAACCAGTATAATTTTGTTAAGGTTAATGTTGAAGTACTTAAAGAGCTTTATAAATATGGAAAAGAACTATCTGTTCTTTTTGGCTATATATCTTATCAAACTGGTGTATTGTGTCATTCTAATGGCAAAATTTTAACTCCTCGAACTTTAGCTAAGATTTTAAAGAAAAGCAATAGAGCTGGATATTTAATTATAAAAGATTTAATTGATGAAGATATATTAAGAAAACATAAAAATGGCAAGAGTTATTATTATACATTTAACCCATGGATAGCAGTTAAAGGAAAAAGAATTTCAAAAAGCTTGTATGATGAGTTTTGTACATCTAGATGGGCTACTATGAAAATGAAATATGAAAATGAATCTAAATGGAGTGATTGGCAATGATTAGTGTGTGGTATGGTAAAAATAGACTATTAATTAAAGGACTTCAAAAAAGCATGAAAGAACATAGCGTAATATATGCTAGTGTATATACTATGATTTTATTTGGAGTAGAAACATTGAAAAGAATAAACGAATACAATTTTGAAGCCTATGAAGTTGGAGCATATTTATCTATTGTTTTAGATAAATATGCTCGGAAAACAAGTAAAAAAGTATTAAAAACTATGTTTGATACTTTGTGTATACTTTCAAAGCAATTTCCGGATAACATTAAAATAGAGGTAGAATATGAAAAAGAAAATATTTGTAGTTAGCGATATACATGGACATTATACAGAACTTATAAATTCTTTAAATGAGGTTGGCTTTGACGAAAAAAATGATAATCATTTACTAATAAGCTTGGGGGATATGTTTGATAGAGGCAGAGAAAGTTATAAAGTATATAAATATTTAAAATGGCTTGCTGACGCTGGAAAAGCAATATGCCTTAAAGGTAATCATGAACCAATGTTTGCAGATTGGCTTTTAGGCAATACAGATGATTTTAATTATAGATATAATGGCACTAAAGCAACAATAGATAATTTTTTGGGTAGTAATGAAGATTTTCGCTCTTATTTGTCAATACATTCTGATAAAAGAACAGACAATGGGCTGAAAGTAGGAAATACTTATTTTGGATTGTGGAATAAGTGGTGTGAAAAATCTACAAAAAAAATACAAAAAGAAAATCCTGAATTAACTAATTGGCTAGTGAATTTGCCTTATTATTATGAAACGAAAAATCATATATTTACACACGCTAGTATTGATTTGAACGCATTAGATTGGCATAATCCTATAAAATCTTGGCATGATTTAACATGGGATGATGGTTCTTTTATTACACATCTGAACCATTTAAGTAAAACTATTGTAGTAGGCCATTTTGGTACTGGTAATTTAAGGAAAATGTGGCAGATTGATTCTAAAGATAAAAATGATTATTCTATACTTAAAACTGAAGATAAAAAAGTTTTTGTGGATGGATGTACAATCTTAACCAAAAAAGTTAATGTTTATGTTGTAGAGGATGAGTTGATTGATTGATATTACAGATTATATTAATGCAGTTTTAGAAAAAAAAGGTTGGAATAGGGCTAGATTATGTAGTGAGTTAAATGTTTTAGAGAAAAGGAAAAAAATACCACTTACTTATAAGCAACATATAACTAATTATCTAAATAGTCAAATGACATTTTCTAAAAAAACTTTATTGAAATGGGAAACAGTGTTAGGGTTACCATTTAATAGTTTGGCAGCTTTTATATGTACTCCTACATCTAAAAAAGAAATAAACAAGTTAAAAGAATATTCAAAATTCTTAAGGGATGATTAGTGTGTCTTTAATAAAAGCAATTGAACATGGTAAAGAACATAGAAAAAATAGAGTAGGCCATTGTTTAAGACAATATCATTGTGACTATTGTCTTATGAATGTCTATCATAAACATGCAAAAAAGATGTTAACTACTCCTATAGGAAATAGAAAAAAATATCCATTTCGACATTATGTTAAATATAATGGAAAATATGTGGATATTACAGAATTGGAGAAAGAATTATGACATTAGCGATAATAATATCAGTAATACTTATGATATTAAGGGTTTGTGAAGTAATAAATTGGAGCTGGGTAGGAATACTTATGCCAATATTTATTATATCTGGGATATATGCACTAATTATATTATTTGCATTGATAGTAATAATTATTGCATTAATAAAAGAATTATAAGAAAGAGGAAATAAAATGAGAATATTATCACAAGATAAGAAAATTACTACAGAATATAAAAATGCGGTGGGCATTAAGGAAGTGGAAACTCCTATTAAAACAAAATCTTTAAAAAAAACTAAAAAAACTTATACTATCAGCAATCAACTTGATGGTATGTATGGTGTTCCATTAGGAATTTATGAAAACGAAGAAAGGGCAACTGAAATCTTATTAGAAATACATAAATGTACTCTTGATAGGTATGAAATGCCTGAAAAATAAATAGCACTAATAATGGGGTAAAGGACTTGATTTAGATGCCCCAAATTGGCGAGAGAATTAAATTAAAAAAGAAAAATGAAGAAACTAAAAATCAAAATGAGTTTTTAGTTTTTTGCAATGAAGTAATTAATACAGTTAGGGATAAAGATGATGCGTTTAAAATAACCTGGTATGGAAATTTATTAGCTCTTTTAGAAGATTGGTTTATTCAAAATGAACACGAAGCAGTTGATTATGCTAAAACAAAATTGATTCCATTATTAAATATCACTATTGATAAATGTAGTGCTGAAAATATGCCTTATTTTTTTGATATTTATCGTAAATTATATGCTTTTTGTGCACGTAGAGATTTTGAGTGCTTTGTTGAATATATGGAGTGGGATATGCCTAAAAAGGTATATGGGAATCGGAGAGATGTGTTAGCATCTTATGTATGGGCATTAAATAAATGTGCTTTTGACCCTAAATTAGAGTATATTGTAGCATCATTTCCTCCTAGCTTAGGAAAGTCTTATACATTAAATTTGTTTACTGCATGGAGTTATGGTTTATCTATTAATCATGCTAATATAAGAATGTCTTATTCTGAAGAATTAGTGCGGGGGTTTAGTAGAACTGTTAAAAATTATTTAATAGACCCTAAATTTTCTGAAATATTTTTGAATTTTAAATCTTATAATGCTAAACCTTTTTTTGTTGAAAAAGAAACTGACTGGACTTTAAAAAATGCTCAAGTTCCTAAGTCTAATTTAGTATCACGCTCGCGAGGTGGAACTATCAATGGAGAACGTACCAATTTTGCTTTTATGTTTGATGATATGACGAAAGGGCAAGAGGAAGCTAACAACATTAATGTACATCAGGATATATATGATAGATGGAACTCTGACTGGTGGCCAAGACGTACTGATGACCCAATTACTTATATTTTTGTAGGAACGCAATGGAATCCAGAGGATATATTGAATAGGGTTATCGAAGATAGGGAAGTTGTATCGCCTTTAAAACCACATCCAAAGTATAAATATACCTGGATAAGTGAAGATGAAAGTACTATTGTAATAAAAGTGCCTATGATAGACGAAAATGGCCGAACTACTTGCCCTGTAGTGTACCCTCAAGACAAAGCAGAACAAATAAAGAGAGTTACTGATGAGTTTTTATTTAGCTGTGTTTATCAACAAGACCCAATAGCTCCTACAGGTCGAGAATTTGCTGATGATTTATTAGAACACTATGAAGAACTACCTATCACTGAAAATGGCGATAAAAACTATAGTAGCGGTTCTTATTCTGTATTAGACCCTGCTCGTAAAGGCAAAGATAATGTTTCTATGCCTATTTTTCGACATGGCAATGATGATTACTATTATATGATTGATTGTATATTTGAGCAAAAGCCAATGAGTGAATTATATGATTTGATTGTTAATAAAATAATTGAGCATGATATTGTAGAACTTGTTATAGAAAACAACACAGATACTTCATTAAAAGCTCTAATTGAATTAAAATTAAAAGAAAAAGAGTATTTTAATTGTAATATTAGAGAAAAATATAACACAGTTGTTAAAGAACAAAGAATAAAAGATAATAGAGGGATTGTTAAAAGAAGAATTAAATTTAAAAAGAAAACTAAATATTTTCCTAATACTCCATATGGTAAGTTTATGCGAAATCTAAATTATTATTCTTTTGATTTTCCAAACAAACACGATGATGCTCCAGATAGCGCTTGTATGTTTGCTAGTGAAATTATTATTGGTAAAAATGCAAGTGGCAAAGTTGAAGCTATAGATAGAAGAAAACTGGGATTCTAAAAATATGTTGCATATTTTACAATTTTTATGATATAATATTAATACAAATAAAAAAGAGATGCAATCTTTCGGCATAAGGTGTATCTCCTATAAGTTAATATTTGGCAAGACACCTTTCACCTAGTTAGGTGTTATTTTTTTGTTGAAATGATAAGTAATAAAATTACTACCAATATTATAACAATAGCGTTTAAATCCATTGCTTATTAGGTCGTTAAAATTATATGTTACCATAATTCACCTCCTCAACATATAAAGTTTTGGAGGACACCTTTAAAATCACATCTCTACGAATAATTATATCTTATAGGCTCATAAAAGTCTATATTTTTTAATTATTTTAAATATTTTCTTAAAAGGTACATACTTAGCTTGACAATTGTTCGTGATTATGTTAAACTTTCGTACGATATGAGATATACCCCAAACTTCATATCGGAAGTGCTACGCAGAGCATAACTGTATATTTTTGCAGTTGTGTTCTGTTTTTATTTTATAAAGGTGGTGCTGTATGGCTGAAGACAACAAAGAAACTCAATTATTTGGCAGACGTGTGTTGTATGCAAATTATGATGAATCAGACTTAAGTGAAGATGTCATACAACAGATATTAAATAGAGTATTTCCAATTCACATGAGAAATGTAAGTGAAATTGAATATTTAGAGAACTACTATAGAGGAATGCAACCTATTTTAAAAAAAGTTAAAATAGTTAGACCAGAGATAAATAATGTAGTTTTAGAAAATGATGCTTACTTTATAGTAGAATTTAAAAAAGCATATGTTTTTGGCGAACCAATTCAATACGTACAACGTGGTGATATAGCTAATGAACAAGTTTCTGTTTTAAATAGCTATATGTTGGCTGAAGATAAATATTCTAAAGATACCGAATTGGCTGAAAGCCTTTATACAAGTGGTATAGCACATAGAATCGTTTTACCTGATAATGATGAGGATAGTCCTTTTAGTATTGAAAATTTAGATAGCAAAACTACATTTTGCGTTTATTCATCTAATATAGGACATAAAAAATTATTTTCTGTAACTTATGTTGTGGACGATATGTTAGGTACAATGATTAAGGGAAGTATTTATACAAAAAATAAATATTATAAATTTGAAGGCCCAATAATTGGCAATCAATTTAAATTAATAGAAAGTGATTATCACATATTAGGTTATATTCCGATAGTAGAATATCATCTTAATAAATTTAGACTAGGCATAGTAGAAGTAGTAATGAGCTTATTAAATGCCTTAAATAGATTGAATAGTAATGATTTAGATGGTATAGAGCAGTTTATTCAAAGCTTAATTGTATTCGTTAATAGTGATGTTGATGCAGAGCAATTCTCCGAGCTTATGAAAGCTGGAGGAGTAAAAATAACTTCTAGTGACCCTAGTAAACCGGCTGATATAAAATTATTATCTGCTGATTTGTCAAAGGCCGATACTTCTGCAATTTATAACAGATTGTATGAGCACATGTTGACAATTGTGGGCGTACCTAGTAAAAATGATAAAGCAAGTGGTGGAGACACAGGTCAAGCTCGATTACTAGGTGAAGGCTGGACTATGGCTGACGAGAGAGCGAAGCAAGACGAAAGCGCTTTTAAACGTTGCGCTAAAGATGAACTTAAGCTTATTTTAAGAATTTGTTCTTTAACTCCTAATAGTGGAATTACAACTCTACAATTAAAAGATATAGACCAAAAATTCACAAGAAATAAATCAGATAACCTTCTTGTTAAAGCACAAGGGTTACTTAATATGATACAAGGTGGAGTTTCACCAGATGTTGCGTTCCAAACTAGCGGCTTATTTAGCGATGCTAATGAAGTATATAATAAAGCTATAGAGTTTTATGGAAGTGTAGAAAAATGGATAGAAACATTTGCCTCAAAAAAATCAACTAATAATATTCAAAATAGCAAACAAGATTCTTTTAATAAAGAAGATAGTAAAAAAGAGGATAAAAAAAATAACATGGCATAGTTTTCCTCTGTCTATGCCATTTCAATATTGCTGTGTAGCCAAGTGGTAAGGCCAGGAAGCTTTTAATACAGAACCCTAATCGTTGGTTCGAATCCAACCACAGCAGCCTTGTCTTGGTTTAGTTTAATTGGCAAAATGATAGTCTCCAAAACTATTGATAGTGGTTCGAATCCATTAACCTTGGCCATCTAGTATTAGCTTAATTTGGCAAAGCACTGCATTTGGGATGCAGATAATGGAAGTTCAAATCTTTCATACTAGACCATTTTAATAATGTGGATGTAGTTTAATGGTAAAACTTCAGCCTTCCAAGCTGATTATGTCAGTTCGATTCTGTCCATCCACCCCAAAAGTGTTTTAAACATTATAAACAGATGAGTGTTTGTAATCCGAATTAGCGGACATTAATATCTAATAATCGCTACTGGTAGTTAGCAAAATACTATCCAACTCATCATATTACTCGTGAGGTGTAATGGTAGCATACTAGGCTCATAACCTAGAGGAGGAGTTCAATTCTCACGCGAGCAACCAAATAAGTAATGCTTATCATACAGAGCATAAATGTATGGCGCTCAATTAAGTTGCACGAACAACTATAAAATCGTATGTGAGTGAGAGAGGATATATATGAAAGAAGAAATCGCAAAATTATTAAATGATGATAATTTTAATAATTTAGAAAATGTTGATGCAAAAGTTGATGCTATTACTTCTGCATTAGGGCCATTAGTTTTTCCGAAGGATAAATTTAATAGTCTTAATAATGAGTACAAAAATTTAGAAACAAAGTATTCAACATTAGAACAAGATTTTGAAAATTTCAAACAATCAAAAATGACAAATGACGAAAAAGCAAAAGCTGAAAAAGAAAAATTTGAAGCTGATAAGAAAGCTGTTGCTTTAGACAATAGCAGATTAGCAGTTAAAGAATTATTTTTAGATAATGGTATTAAAATAAGTGGTGATACTCCAGAGTATAAGGACCTTTTAAATAATATTGTTAGTGAAAATAAGGAAAAATCTGTTAGCCTGGCTCAACAATTTATTAATGTGCTGAGTAAAACTAAAGAACAGGCTTCAAAAGAAACTACAGTTGACCTTTTAAACAATACACCTAAACCAATATTAGGTGAGTCTACACCTGTAGATAAGATTTCAGAATACCAAAAGCGATTAGATGAAGCAATAAAGGCTAACGACCAAGTTCAAATTGCAACTATTACAAGATTAATACAAGAAGAAAAACAAAAACAAATATAATGTAGCACTTTCATATGGGGAAAACATATGAAAGGATGATTTAAGTGAAAGAAACAGAAACAGTAACGAGTTTTAAAGTTTTAAATTATTCCGGAATGCTTTATAATAAAGCAAACACCAAAACACCATTTTTAAATCGTATTAGCGGAAATGTTAAGTATACTAATTCTGTAGAATTTGTAACTGGACAATTCTATACAGGAGAAGAAGGAGATATACCTTCAATTAGTGAAGCTGCCTCATTAGCTGCTCCAGAAGCAACGTTTGTTACTAGAAGCCAATTATCTAATGTAACTCAAATATTCCAAGATTCAGTAGCAATATCTTATGCTAAAGAATCTAATATGGGAACTTTATCAGGCGTTAACTTAGATGGGCAAACTGCTAACCCTCAAAATGAATTAGATTTCCAAGTTGCTAATAAAATGAATAAATTAGCTAGAAGCATAGAAAAAACATTTATTCAAGGAACTTACAATAAAGCAACTAAAGATACTGAAGTTAATAAGACAAGAGGTATGGATGCTGCTATTACAACTAATGTTGTAGCTGCTGCAGGAGCTAAACTTAATTTATGGCTAGTTAATGAATTAATGGGAAAAATTAAGGATAGTCAAGGAGATATTACCTCTCTTGAATTGTGGACTGATACAACTGGTTTAAATCAATTGAATGCAGATGCTATTGAAATGGGTTACAAAATTAGTGAGCCTTATATGAGTTCTTATGGTGTTCAAGTAAGAGATTTAATTATGCCTTTAGGAATTGTTCACGTAACTTTAGGAGAGTTTATTCCAAGTGGTACTGCTTATTTATTTAATATGAATGTAGTAGGACCTGTAGAACAACCTGTTCCAGGAAAGGGTAATTTCTTCTTAGAACCATTAGCAAAAGTTGGTGCTGGTGAAAAATACCAATTATTCGGACAAATTGGATTAGACCACGGTCCAGAATGGTATCACGGAAAAATTACAGGATTATCAACTGAGTTTGTTGCTCCAGTAGGGCCAAAAGTTGTTGTTACAAGCACAACTTCTACTGCTGCAGCAAAAAATTAATTAAAAAATGTAATGGTTAAGGATGTGAAGCCTAATGAGTATAGAACAACAATTATCTGAATTAAGATTATCTTATTATTATCAAGGTAATCTTGAAAGTGAAAATGATACTAGTAAAGATAAATTTTTTAGACTTATGCTTAAAAGAGCAAAATACATTGCTTTAGGGCTTCTTTATCCTTATGATTTGAATAAAACTGAGTTGCCAGATAGAATAAAAGAAGACTGGCAAATTAGATGTGCAGAAGAACTTATAAATCGTTTAGGAGATGAGAATGTTCAATCTTATGCAGAGAATGGACTATCTATATCATATTTTACTAGTTTACTTTCAAATGATTTAAAATCAGAATTAACTCCCGCTAAAGTTGGAGTACCTATTAGTAATTTAAGAAAAGGCAATAATTTTGATTAATCGTTGGAAAAAAGAAATTTATATAACTAAGAAGAAAAATCTTGGTTATGATGATTTTGGAAAACAAATTATTGAATATGAGGAACCTAAAAAATATGAGTTTAATGTACAGCCAATCACTTCACAAGTTGATTTGATGGAATTTGGTGAAAAATCTAATATGATGCAAAAAGCTGTGATAAGTATTAAATTCTTAAATAAGTTTAAAGAAAATGATTTAGCTTATTTAGATGGTATAACTCCAGAAGGAGAGATAACTTTTGGGGATAAAGCAAATTATAGATTATATCCACCAAGAAATCAAAATAAAGTTATTGTTATTTATTTTGAACGTATAACAGGAAAGTAGTGATACTATGTATGAATTAGTTAAAGGTAAATTGAGCTTAAAAATATATAGCTTAGAAGATGCTATGCTTTATAAAAAAAATGGGTGGAAACTAATGAAAACACCTAAGAAAGACAATAATGAACAAAGTTTATCTAACTACAAAAAGCATAGAGCAGATGCAACAAAGTCTAAAAAACTTTAATTCTGCTATTAAACAAGGCTCTTTAAATGCAGTAGAACAATTAACAAAATTATTTTGTGAATCTGTAAAAACGTATTGTTATGCTAATAATATTATAAATGATGTTAATAGTATTAACTATGATTTTGATATATCTACAAATACGGGTAGAGTTTTTACAAATAATCATATAATAATATTTAATGAAATGGGTACAGGCATAGTAGGTTCTGAAAATCCTCATCCTAATTCTAAACTGGAATGGAAATATGATATTAATAGTCATGGTGAAATAGGATGGATTTATCGAAAAAAAGATGGTTCTTATGGTTGGACTAAAGGTTTGCCTGCTAAGCATATGTTTTTTGATGCTTTTGAAGAAACTAAATTATTAGCAAAAGATAAAGTTAAAGTAGAAATTATTAAATTAAATAAGGATTTATACTAATGCTAAAAGATATTCAAAAACTATATGATGTAATTTTTAAAGACTTGAAAGAATATTTGCTAACTAATTCTAAATACTCTCCATATGTATTTCAAAATGAACCAGAGGATAAATTATTCCCTTTGGTTGTTATGAAGCAAAGAGAGATATATGGAGACTATACCACATTAAATTATACAGATTATATATATCCAATGAATTTTAATATTAATATCTATGCTATACAATATAACAATATTTCTAATATTACAGTTAGTAATGAATTGTGTGATTTGATTGAAACATTTTTCAATAGTAATTATCGCATGAAAGTGAAAACTGATAGAAATGTTGAAAATATTGATATGAATGTTCATAGAGCTCTTATTAAAGTTTCATGCCAAATTGATACTAAATTTAAGGATAAACTTATTATTTATCCTAGATAAGCACTTCAAATTTAAAAAGGGATTTAAGGAGTGTAAAAAATGAAATTAGACATTCAAAAATTTGCGGAAGCTATAGCTCAATCTGATGTTGGAACTATGCTTTATGTAAAAAAAGACACTAACTTTGTAGAATTAATCGAAATTATTTCTGCTCCAGCTCAAGGTGCAGCAGGTGGAACTCTTGAAGTAACAACTTTAAAAAGTCCAACTAAACAATATATTCCAGATAGACCAGATGTTCCAGAACAAGATTTTGGCTATAACTATACAGAAGCAAACTATCTTAAAGCTAATGAAGTTGCTGATGGTGGGGCTCATGAATTTTTAGTTAAGTTCCAAGATGGCTCTGGTTATACTATTGTTGGCACAGCTCAAAACTGGATTAATGAAGTGGGCCGTGGTGCTGCAGTTGAAGCAACTTTACATATAGTAGCTACTGCTATCGAGTGGAAAAAAGCTACTGATGTCGCTACATTGATAGTGCCTAGTAATTAGTAAAAGTCGAAAAGAGGAAAATGAATGAACACATGTGTTATAAATATATCTGATAAAGATTATACTTTATGTTTAACAAGAGAGGCTATTAAAGTAATTGAAAGTATGGGATTCAATATTAATAATTTTATCGCTAAGCCAGTTACTTATATGGACACATTATGGTATGGTGGCTTTATTGCTAATCATAAAGATGTTAATCCTAATCTTGCAGTTAAGCTTTTAGAAACTTATCAAAATGAAGGCGGAGATATAAACGAAGTTTTAAACTTCTTAGGTAACGAGTATTCAAATTTTGTCAATGCCCCAACCGATACAAATTCGAAGAAAAAAGCGAAAATTACAAAAGCCAAAGTATAAATAAAAAGTATAAAAATTTAACTGATTATTTTTATGATTTATTGCCTATGGCAATCGAATACGGTATGTCCGTTCGTGAGTTTTGGGAAGAAGACCCAGACTTGTTCTGGATGTATCGTTTTTTGTATGTGAATAAATTAAAACGAAAACAAGAAAATGATAATGTTAATGCTTGGCTTCAAGGGGCTTACGTTTTTGAAGCGGTATCGGCAGCATTATCAAATGCTTTTAGCAAAAAAACTATTCAATATAGAAATGCTCCGTTTGAATTGGAAAGTAGCACTAATAAAAATGTAAAACAAGAACGTTTGGAAGCTCAGTTAAAAGAAAGAGCTAAACAATTACAAAAACTCCTTGGAGGTGCTACTAATGAATGATACATTAGAATACAAGATATCTGTAGCTGCAGTTGAAGCACAAAAAAATATTAAATCTTTAATTAATACTTTAAGCGGTGTAACTAAAGTGACTGCTAAAACAGATAAGAATATGAATATATTAAATCAAACTATTTATCAAACTAATAAGGAAGCTAATGGTTTATATAGAACCATTACGCGATTAGATGGCGAAGGGAATATTAAAAGCATTACTAAAAATGTTACTGATATGAAAAATAAGTTTGATATAGCTAAGTTGGCTGCAAAGGGGCTAGCTTTAGGTATATATGGTTTATATACAAAGACTATCGCTGAAGCTCTCAAACATAGTATTGATTATGCTGAAAGTTTAAATTATTTCAATGTTGTTTTTGGTAATGTTGAGAAAAATGGGGTTACTGCATTTAGTAGAGTAGGTAAAGTTGCAAATGCTTTTCAAAATAAGATGGCTGAAAATTTTGCTGCATCTCCAACAGCAACTTTAACTTATCAAGCAGAGTTTCAAAATTTAGCTTTATCTCAAAATATTCCAGCACAATATGCTAATATTTTAAGTGAAAATTTGACTAAGCTTACTTATGATATTGCTTCTTTGCAAAATAAAGAATTAGATGATGTGGCTGCTAAATTAGCGGCTGGTGTAATGAGTGGACAAACAAAATCTACACGTGATATCGGTATAGATTTAACTGAAAACTCTTTACAAGCATTTATTGATAGATTGGCTTTAACTGATGAAAGATTCCAAAACCTTTATGTTAGTACTATGTCTTTTGCTGAAAAACAATTAGTACGATATATGGTTGCTTTAGAACAAACAAAAAGAGAACAAGGAGACTTTGCTAATAGTATCGAATCTCCAGCTAACCAATTAAAAATATTAGGAACTAATATAGAAAAATTACAAGTAGCTTGGGGTAGCTTATTTCAAGGCATTTATGCTAAGATTTTACCTTGGGCTAATGCTATTATAATGGTAGCAACTGCAGTAGCAGAGGCAATAGCGAGTCTATTAGGAATAAAATTAAGTGATTATAATAGTGGTATAACTAAATCTACTCAAGCATGGGAAAATGAAGATAAAGCTGCAAATGGTGTTTTAGGAACTATAAAGAAAATAAAAAGAGAAACTTTATCTTTTGACCAAATACATAATATAAACGAAGATAAAAACAATGGAAATGGCAGTTCTTCGCCTAATGTAGGAATTAACAAAAATTTATTAGATGCTCTAAAAGGGTATGATAATGGTCTTGACAGTGTAAGAATGAAAGCTAACGAAATCAGAGATAAAATCGCTAGTTGGTTAGGTCTTGTTTATGATACTACTGAGCAAACTTGGAAATTTAAAAAAGGAATAACTCCTATAAAAATCATACTGGCTGCCATTGTTGGTTTAGTTGGCAACAAACTTATAAGTGGATTAACTACGGCTACAAATCTATTCAAAAAGGCAAACGATATTGTAGGAAGCAACAAAAAAACTAGTTTGTTCGGTGGGATGAAAAGTGTTATAGGCATTGTTAAAACTGCAGTAAAGAATGGTGGAGCTTTCGGACAACTATCCGAAACATTTAAATTAGCAGGTACTAACGTAGCATCTTTTGGAACACTAGCTAGGGCAACGTTATCTAATGTTGGCCAAATTATAGTAGGATATAAATTATCAGAGATATCAATAGGTCTAAGTTTAGACGGGGTTGATAGAATTCAAGAAGAAGGATTAAATTTATTTAACTTTTTAGAAGTTGCCGCAGGTACTACAGGCAATTTAATAGGTGGAGCTTTAATAGGAGGAATTCCTGGAGCTATAGCAACAGGCTTTATAGAACTATCTGCTATATTAGAAAATTGTTATAAAGAAGCTAGAGTTGAACAATTTTTAGATGGTCAAGGTATGGCTTTTGAAGATTATTCTAATAGAATCATAAATTCTATGCAAATCACAGGTGATGGCATTCTTAAACATTCTGAAACAATTAAACAACTAGCAATTGAATATGGTAATAGTCAAGAAAATGTTGCTAACGCTAGAACAGCTCTAGAAGAATTTACTAACTCTTTAGAACTCCAAAATGGAGCAATAACTAAATCACAAATAAAAGAATTAGAAAGCAAATTTAATGATTTTAGAATTGCTACAGAAAATAACAAAATAGCTAGTGACAATTTTTATATAGGATTAATTAAAGCAAGCTCTAGTTCTACTGGAGCAATTTCAAAGGATATTAACGTACAAATTGCTGAGTATGAAAAACTTGCTAAGATTCGAGATGGTCATAGTAAAGACTATATGTCTCAATATGAGGACCTAATCAAGCAGCTTAATAATGGTAAAATAAGTTATGAAATATTTACCGATAAAGTCAATGCTTTAGATGTTGCATTTGGCTATGCTAAAGGAAGTACTATTGATTTAACATATGCTAATAAAGAACTGCAAGAAATGATTAATAATATTGATTGGAGTGCATCTCCAGAAGAGTTAAAGAAATCTTTAGAAAAAGTTGCTCAAAAATATGCAGAAATCAAGCAAATTGGTTCAGAAAGTGTAAAAACAACAAAGGAAGAAGCACAGAAACATTTAACAGAATTACAAGCGACAATAGATAATTTGAATTTTACAAAAATGTATAATCATGACGAATGGACACCACAAATGCAACAATTATTGGAAGATACTCAGAAGGAAATAGGAGTATATGAAGGAATAATTAATGGTTATGCTGATAAAGTTAACACTGAATTACAATCGATAGGTTCAACATATAGTAGTTTCCTATTAACTGCATTAGCTGATTTGGAATTAAATGGTGTAGATAGCACTAATAAATTTAAAGAATTTACTAGCATTATAGAAACTGAATTAAAAAACTTAGGGGATTTAAAAATATCCGAAGAAGATAGTAGTGCAATCTCTGATTACTTATTAGGAATGGTTAATCGTGGTGAAGCTACATTACCAGAAGTTATTGAATGGGCTCAAAAAGCAGGAATCAAATTTAATGAAAATTTAATAGCTGCTGGATTAAACTATCTAGAAACAGATAGTAAAGATTATGTAGACCAAAAATATAAAGAAATAGCTGGTGGCCATTTAGAATCATATGCAAGTGGTTATTCTAATACAAAAAGTATAGAAAGTAAAACAAGAGATGTTATTAAATCTGCTTTAGGTGTTATGCAAGATGAGAATGCTAACTATTATGTAGAAGGTGAAAATGGTTCAAGAACTTATGCTGAGGGTATAAAAAAAGGCATTTGTAATATAAAAGGAACATTAAGTCCTGAATTAAAAGAAAATGTAGTAAATGAATTTTCAGGAATAAATAATTTAATTGAAAATGAAGGAAAGAATGCAACTAGTGGTTACTCTAATGCTTTTACAAATAGTGCAAGTATTAAGACTTTACAGGATAGTGCAAGTGGTTTTGTAAATATTGGAATTAATGCTATCAAAACCGCTCAAGATAGTCACTCACCTTCTAAAGTTTATGAAAGCCTTGGAATTGACGCTATAAATGGTTACATTAATGGAATTAAAGGAAAAGAAGAACAATTAACAATTACTATGTCAGATATTTTAACTAGATTACAAAATAAAGTAGCAAATAGTAAATTAGAGGTTAATATTTCTGATAATGTAACTTCGTCATTTAACTCTATTCTATCTAAATTACAGAACTTCTGCGATAAATGGAGAACATCAATTAATAATTTAGTAAGAAACATGCAAACCACAATGAATGGAATTAAAATTAATGGCGATGGGAAAGTAACTTATACATCTATGCCTAAAATATCAGTTCCTAAATTTCAATATGGTGGGTTTCCAGAAGATGGCTTATTTATGGCTAATCATAATGAATTAGTAGGACAATTTAGCAATGGTAAAACTGCAGTAGCAAATAATTATGAAATTCAATCAGGAATTAAACAAGCGGTTATTGAAGGCATGTCTGAGGTTGTTAGGAATTATGGTAGCACAAAAGTAGATATAAATGTAACAACTGAAGAAGGCATGATTGTGGATAAAGTTGTTAGGGGTATACAAAATATCAAAGATACAACGGGTGAATTACCATTTGACTTAATTTAGGAGTGATATTTTATGGACTTAACACTTTTACAGATGAAGTCTATTGTTTCGAATGAATTTGTAGACTTCTCTGAATACCTTGCAGAAGGCTCTACCGTGAGCGAATATGACGTTTCTAAGAACTCAGGTAGAGAAGTTCAAAATGCCAAAGGTGATATGATACTTAATGTAATAAATACTAAGTGGCGATTAGATATTGTTACTAAACCTTTAACTCAAGAAGAAATAATTCATTTCTTTAGTGAGATAGTAAAAAATCCTAAACTTTATTTGAAATTTAATGACCCATTTAGAGGTGGTGCAACCACAGCTTTATTCTATCGAGGAGATAGGAAAGCAGAGTATAAATGGTCAGTATATACGACCAAGCATGTTATTAATGGAACTCTATATAAGTCTATTAATATGGCTATAATAGGTATTTAATATGGCTAGTGTAAATTTTATTAATGAATGCAAAAATGGTGCATATAAAAATCGTTTAGGTAAACTTACTAGTGATAATACAATAATAACTGAGTCTGATACTTTATCATCTATTGAAACTACTTCTAGCATTTATACAAATGGAAAAATTGTAGGGTCTATAAATATAACGCATTGCAAAGTTGAATTACTTGAACCAATTGATTTTATCGATAAAGATTTTTCATTAGATGTAGGGATATTATTTAGTGATAATAGCAAAGAGTGGTGTAATTTAGGTAATTTCACTTGTTTAAAACCAATTATAGAGGAAACATCCAATATAACTACGCTTGAAGAAAATTCAATTCTAAGAAAAGTTGATGAACTTTATGTGTGTAGAATAGAAAATTGGGAAAATGTCACAATTTATGACGTATTGGAAGATGTTTGTTCTCAAATGGGATTAGAACTTGAAAACACAACTTTTTTGAACTCTACCTTTGTTGTAGAAGGAAACCCGTTTACAAATAACGAGAAAATAAGGGATGTTTTAAGTGATATACTTGAAATTGCTTGCTCATGGGGAGACCTAAATTTATCTAATGGTAAATTTAAAGTATGTTGGTTTAGCGATGATACTATCGCAGAGACTTTTGATAAATCTCAATACTCAACTTTAAAAGTAAATAGAATTTATGGACCTGTTAATAAAGTTATTATTAAAGAAAGTCAAATTGATGGTGAAAATGTAATGCTTTGTGATGATGATAGTATTACAACAAATGGTGAGACACAACTTTGCATAAGTGATAATTACTTTTTAAATACTCAAGAAAAAAGGCAATTAGTAATTGATAGCATATATAATAGATTAAATGGTTTTACTTATACAGATTTTTCTTTAGAAAGCTATTACGGAAAACCATACATTAATGTTGGAGACAGAATATCTATCGAAAGAGAAGATGGAACATATTTTGAGTCATACGTTTTGAAAAATATTTTTAAATATGATGGTTCTTATTATACAAAATTAGAGGCACCTTCATTGTCAAAAGAAGAAACTAAAAAGCAAAATAATAATCAAAGTCTTAAAGAGTTATTCTCTAATACTCAAATTATGGTTGACAAAGCAAATAAAAGAATTACTTCAATAGTTGAAGAAGTAAACGAAGTAAAAGCTGATATGCAACCTATAAAAACTATTTCGGAATCATCATTGCATATAAAAGATAGCTCAAATAATTATTTTAAAGAATTAGTAATTGAAGGTAAATGTGAACAAGATACATCTATTCAAGGTAAGAATTTGCTTGATTTAACTAAATTAAATCTTGGTGGGGTTTGCTCATATAGCAACTTAACTAGTAATGATATAACAGTTTCGTATAGTGGTAGTAGTGGTACTTGGAAATCTTTAATCGCTTCATATTTAAAGCTAGAGGATGGGACTTATACTTTAAGTGCAGAAGCTTCTAATGAAACTAAACAATATGCTTTGTTAAATATTACAAAATGTACTAAAGGAACTATAACAAGATTAGATGCAGTTGACTTAAATTTGCACAATGCTACTGATAGAAAGTCAAAACAATTTACAATTGATAATAATTATGATTATTATCTCGGAATATTTGCTGTTGCTAATACATCATTGACTAATAATACTATATCTTATAAAAATATTATGATAGAAAAAGGAAATACAGCAACAGATTATGAACCATTTACACCTAATAGCCCCAGTATAGAATATCCTAATGAAATAAGAAGTATCACTCCAACGAATAACTTACTTAACACTAAACTATGGGAAAATAGTAGATATGTAGGAGATGGTTATGTTGGATTAAAACTTTCTATTGCTGAAGATGGCAAATTAAAATTAAATGGTACATCTACTGGCTATGCAAACTGCGCTATAGATTATTCTTTAAGTGAAGATATGATAGGGAAAACGTATACTCTTTCTGCAATAGGAAAATTAACTGGTATAAGTAATATAGGTTTTAAAAATAGCAGTAACAATTTAAGAGAAGATATGTTACTTAGACCAAATAATAATAAATTATCTGTGACTTTTACCATTACTCAAAATGATATAGATAACTGTAATAAATTCGATATTTATATTCCAATAAATACAGAAGTGGATGCCGAGTTTTATTTATCGTTAGAAGAACTAAGCTCACATCATAGTTATGTTCCTTATGGAAGCTGGTTAAAAATACTTACCTGTAATAAAAATTTATTTGATAAACGATATATAATCAGTAATTATAGATTAGCTCCAGATGGAAATACTTATGGACCTGATAACGATTATTTTGTAAGTGATTATATAAGGGTAGAACCTAATAAAATCTATACTTTTAATTATACCATAGATAATGTTTACAAAAGAATATGTATTTATGATAAGAATAAAAGAATTACTAGAGAAATAACTGGTTTAAATACTATAAAAATTAATAACAATGAATGTTATTTAAGGTTTACCAATCAATTATCAAAAATTAATGATATACAACTTGAAGAAAACGCTAGCACGACAGAATTTGAAACTAGTAAATATAGTGAATATTTAATTCCATTTAGAAATAACTTTTTAGGTTCAATAGGAGATATAAAAGATAAACTTATATTAAAATATAATGAAAGAGATAATAAATATCATGCTTATTTAGAAAAGAAGATAGGTAAAGCTGTTTTAAATGGTAGTGAAACTTGGTTTACTAGTGCTGCAACAAATACAGATTATTTTTATGCTTATACATCTGATTATGATAATTTAATTAAATGGAATAGTGAATCTTCGTATTGTAATAAATTATCAGTTTCCAGCGAAAGACTTATTGCTAGTTCTAATGTAAATAACGATTCTATAAGTATGAAAACTAATTTTGAAGCTGATTCGTATAAGATAAGAGTTATGATTAAAAAAAACAGATTATCTAATGATAGCTTAGATGGTTTTAAAGAATGGCTATTAAATAATAATGTAACAATTTATTATGAATTAGCAGTGCTTGAAACTATCGATTTAGGTGTCATAAGTATGATTAGGACGTTTGAAACTATTACTAATGTAGATTTAGACGTAAATTTGAAAACTTTACTCACAGGTACTTATTATACGATATATGCAGGTAAAGATGGGAAAACACAATTTTTACATGTTATGTTTAGTGAAAATGGTGAGGATTTCGTTGAAGCTAGCGAGGGATATCTTTTAGGAAAAAAACCTAGTGAATTTCGTGGCGAATACTTAGATTTTAATGAAGTAGATAGTTTGAATTTTGAGGATTATACTTGGTATAAACCAACGGAGTCATTAAGTCCATTTTTAGACCAATTGCAAAATCAAATCAGTGCTAACAATACAACAATGATTAATAACTATCAAGACTTAGTAAACAAATTAAACGATAAAGCTAGTCAAGATAGTATCACTACAATAAATAATAAGGTTGAAAACATTATGACTTCAACATCAGAGACAAAAACAATTGTTGAAGAAATAAAGGTGAATGGTGTTACTCAAGTGAAAACTGAAAACAATTTTATATTTGATAAAAATGGTTTGTTATTAGATGAATCTGGAGCACCAGTTAAAAATCAATTAAATGCTTATGGTATGGAGATTGTAGACAAAACTGGTTCTAGTTTAAATACTCAATTTTTTAGTGGTATGGTAACTCAAGAATTAGTTGATAAAAACCCACAATTAGCACCATTCTTAGGGCAAACAATAACTTATACAAATAATCTATATGCTGGAAACTTTATAAAAATGGAAAATGGTCGTTGGGAAAATGTTGAACATTCTAAATGGGGTAAAGGAATTGGCTGTTTTATTGGAGGTGGTAGTTAATGGCAGTCTTGCTGACAAAAGAACAAAAAGTAAATAACAATGGTGGTTCATCAAGCTTTAATTTCAAATTGGAAGTAATTGAAAACGCAACAAGTACATCTAATAACACATCTAATTTAACAGTTAATTTATATGCTAAGCATAATAATAACTCAGGTTATAAACAAATATCTGGGCCTAAAGCGAGTATAAGCATTGATAGTATACAAAAGGTTAATGCAGATGTAAAAGAAATTTATGGTTCTACTTATAAATTGATAGCAGCTTGGACTGGCGACGTATTGCATGATGCAGATGGTAAGAAGGTGGCATCTATAGGTGTAAATTATACACCAAATACAACTTATCAGTATACATCGCGAGCTTGTTCCTTTAATGAAAGTATTACATTGTCTAATATAGCACGCAAAAGTGATTTTACAGCAAGTGATGCGATTGTTGGTGGTGCTTGTAATATTAATATAAATAGAGCATCTACTTTTACTCATACTTTATTATATAATTTTGGTGATTTAAGTGGAACAATCGCGACTGGAGTAGCAACTAGCTATGGTTGGATAATTCCTACTGAATTTTATGAACATATGCCTACGAAAATACAAAAATGTACAATTACTTGCGTAACTTATAATGGAAATGCAGAAATAGGAAGAGTATCAAAAACAATCAATATTAGTGTTAATGAAACTTTATGCAAACCAGATGTTTTTGGAACGATAGAGGATATCAATCAAACAACAATAGACCTTACAGGAGATAGTTCAAAACTTATTAGATATAAATCCATAGCTAAAATATCAGGTAGTGGAACAGCCAAAAACGGAGCAAGTATAAGTTATATTTTAGTTGATGGATATAATAGTCCTCTTGTAATTAATGGAGTAAGTAAAAACTCATTTACTATAACATCGATAGATACAAGAGGCATCTCTAATTCAATTATTAAAACAGCTGAAATGATAGATTATGTACCACTAACTTGTAATGTTGAATTTGAGCGAAAAGAACCAACAAGTAATGAGTTTAGTTACAAGTTGAGTGGCAACTATTTTAATGGCAATTTTGGTGTTACAGATAACACTTTGAACTTATCTTGGAGATATAGAAAATTAGGTACTGAAGAGTGGTTAGTAGGTGGAGATATAGCTCCAAATGTTGAAGGAAATACATTTAGCGCAAGTGGAAGTTGTGGCGAACTATTAACTTATAAAGATAGTGTAGAATTTATACTTTACTACTCGGATAAGCTTGATAACTTAAGTGTCATTCAAGAAGCCAAAAAGGGCCAAGGCTCACTTGAAATCTATGAGGATGCTCTAGTGTCAAATGGAGAAACTCTATTTCACTGGGAAAATGATGCTGTTGAGCCAGGGAATTGGCTAACGATATATCCTATTGGTTCTATTTATTTAAGTGTAAATAACACAAATCCAAGCTCATTATTCGGAGGTACTTGGCAACGTTTTGCAAATGGTAGAGTTTTAGTTGGTGTGGATGAAAATGACGGAAATTTTAACACGTCACAAAAAACTGGAGGTCATAAAGAGCTTCAAAAACATAGCCACTCACTTAATGGTAGCACAGACACAGTCAATTTGTTAGGTAAAATAGGCGAGGTTTATTCAGGAACAAATATAAATAAAGAAGGCATAGTAAAAGATAAAGTGGATGGAATAAATCGTGCGTATTCAAATGCTGGAACTGGTGGCAACACTTGGTCGACTTGGAATATAGATGCTTCACATAATCACACAATAACTGGAACTATTGGCGATAGTGGTAATGGTAATGCAGGTAACTTACAGCCTTACGTTACGTGTTATATGTGGTTAAGGACAGCTTAAAGAAAGGACAAGAAATATGAAAGAATATAAAATAATAGTGAATTTTGAAGATAATACAATTGAATCAGAATTAAAAAAATTGGTACAAAATGACTATAATTCGATTAAGTTAAATTTTGAAATAGATAAAGAATATGATGAAGCTTTATTTGAATTGAGATATCCTGGTGGAAATGCTTGCCAATTATTGATTAAAGATAATGTAATTATTATTCCGAAAGGTTATTTGAATGAAACTGGAGAATATGGGTATGAAATATCCATTTATACCGCTAATAGTAAATTAACTAATTTTAAAACACAATTTTTTGAGGTTCGAGAGGAATTGGTTAAAGATAGTGAAGATATAATAAATGATGATAGATATCCTATTTTATCTGATTTGATTAATAACGTAACTAAAATAGCAGAAAATGTTGATTCATTTAAAGAAGAAATAAAAAATGATGAGAATTTAAGGGGACCTCAAGGGGAAACCGGAGAACGAGGGCCTCAAGGTATCCAAGGAGAGCAAGGAATGCAAGGCATTAAAGGAGAAAAGGGCGACAAGGGAGACATTGGTGAAGTAGACCCACTAGTAAGTAACTTAGTTAATTATTATTTAAAAACAGAAACATATACCAAAGATGAAGTTAAAAATTTAATTAATGCTGGCTCAACAGATGTAGATTTAACTAATTATGCTTTAAAGAGTGAAATACCTGTCAAAAATTCGCAATTACAAAATGATAGTGGGTTTATAACAGACTATATAGAAACAGACCCTACAGTACCTAATTGTGTAAAAAATATCTCTCAAACAGATATTTCAAATTGGAATAGCAAGGTAAATGTTAATGATATTCCAGATGTATCTAATTTTATTACGCAACTAGAATTAGAAACATTTTTAAGTGAAATAGAAAATTTAACAGTAAAAGAAATATCTGTAACTAATCAAGTAAAGATGCTAGATATAGATGTAGGTATTTATAAAACAATCTTCACGCAATCTGGAAATGTTGATTTTTATTATAGCAATGGGAGCTATCAAAGAATTAATGTAATAGCAGGAACATTTGCTATTTTAATTCGCCCAACAAATTATGGTTGGTTACTATTACCAGGAAGCACAACTAGTGATAGTAATAGTATATATATAGGTACTATAGGAACTTCCTCTGGTAGTAGTTCAATACTTGTTAAGGAATCGCAGGTTCTTTTAAAAACCAACACTAGTTCTTATACACCAACAGCGCAGTACCATCCTGCAACTAAAAAGTATGTAGATACTACAATAAAATCAAAAATAAATGCAACATTCACACTAGATAGTACAACTCTAAATATAAATACGGAGGCTTAATATGAACGAAATAAAACAAGCTTCAATTTATTTAAGAGTTATCTGGCTTAATGATAATGAAAATTTAAGACCAGATAATCTAAATATAAAATTAGATGGAGAAAATACTGAAGATGTTGTTTTTTCTATATCACAAAATGACAATAATATAGGTAATAATAGCTTATGGGAAAATGTTACTGAATGGGCTAATGGAATTACATATAATTATCAAAAAATTATTGAAAATGAAGATAATTCACAACCTCAAGAGGAAAATTCTCCTAAAACAGAGGAAATTAATGAGATTAAAGAAAATAATATTCCTTATGTTATACCTAGTGTTATAAATGTTCCAATTAATTATAGATGTAACATATTAAAAAATGCAGAAACAGAAGAATATTCTTATTACACTATCAAAATGACCTATGTTCCGTCTAAAAGTATGAGAACGGCTAGAATTGATTGGGTTGGTGGAACACCTGATAATCCTTCTAATAACCCAACATTAAAATTCAACGATACAACAATAGAAAATGTCAATTTTAATGGCACAGAAGTGGAAAAAGTAGTTTTTAATGGCACAACTGTGTTTGAGAAAAAGAAAGTTGATTTTGCAAGTTTAATATTAGCTAATTCTACACTAAATGAGGGAATACCTGATTTTAGTTTAAGAGCTACTACTGATGAAGGTATGTTTGAAACAGACGACCCCATATATGGAGATGGTGCTAAGAGCCAATACTTTAGAGGAGCGGTAACCAATAATTATGTTAAATTTGCGGGTTTTTGGTGGAGAATTATTAGAATTAATGGAGATAAATCTGTTAGAATCATTTATGATGGCACAACTGGACGTCCAATTGGAGCTAAAGGGACCGCCGCCATTACAAATAAAGTATATAATACAAGTTATAATCAATCAAACTATGTAGGATGGACATATGAAGACTTGTTACAAAGACCGATTGGAGATAATTCCATCCCATGTACTATAAAAACAGAAATTGAAAGTTGGTATTCCAATAATATAAAAGGTATAAGTGCGTCAAAAATAACTAGTGGGAAATACTGTAACGATAGACAAACTGGATTACCATATGCTGGATGGAGTGGATATACAACGCAATGGAGTATAAACGGAGTAAATTTCTGTTATGCAGCAATTGATAGAGTAATAAATAAATATCAAGCATCGTTAAATTATTTACCAGAAGATGTCTACATATTAAATGTTGGATTATTAACTGCGGATGAATGTCAATTTGCTGGTGGAACAGGTAATACTAATTATGATTATTATATAAATAACAAATTGAGTCATATGACAATGTCACCAGGTTATTGGAGTGGAAATAGAGCATGGATTACTGGTGTAAGTAGTTCTGGAAGTATTTCCCAGAGTTATCCAGTTAATGGTACGTATAACTTCTGTCCAGTCATAAATCTTCGTAATGATATAGAAGTAACAGGAACAGGAACAATAGAAGACCCTTATATGGTAGTAGGTGCTGAATAATGCTAGAAAAGTTAGAAAAGTTAAAAAAATGGTGGGTGCTAATAATAGGTATAGTAACTATAATTATTAGTGCTTTTATGTTTTGCCATAATTTATTGAATAAAAATAATGAGATACTAGAAATGGTAAAGTCAAATCAGCAAATGACATTGAAAAATACAATATGGAATGAGAATATACCTATTCAAGAAAGAGTGGCTGCATGTGATACATATCTTAGTTTGGGATATAATTCTTACACAAAAAAAGAATGTGAAATAATAATAGAAATAAGCGCTGAAAATGGCGATTTTTATATCGAAAGGAAAGATATTAAATGAAAAATGAAATAATAAAAGGAATATTAAATTTAATTAAAGTAAAATCTATAATTACTCTATTAGCAGCATTTACCTTTGTTTATTTAGCAACAAACAATAAAATAGAAACAGCGACAGTTACAACAATAATAGTAATGGTGTTTCAAAGTTTGTTTGGAAAGGATAAGAGTGATAAATAATGAAATATATACCAAGATTAACTTGCCCACAAAAAAATAACAAATACTATGTTAATAGTAATTATAATGTCTATGCTTATAACTATAATATGTTTAAAATTGGTGGCAATTGTACCACATATTGTTATGGCAGATGGGCTGAATTATTAGATAAAAATCCAAAGTTGTGTTTGAATCAAGCTGAAAACTGGTGGAGATACAAAGATGGCTATCAAAGAGGGCAGACTCCTAAATTAGGAGCTATTGTAGTATGGGCAAAAGGCAATGAATATACTTATAAAGATGGCTCAGGACATGTAGCGATTGTTGAGGAGATAAAACAAGATGGTTCAATAGTGGTAAGTGAGAGTGGATATAATTCTTATTTATTTAGAACAAATGAATATAAAGTTCCTGACTATTCAAAAGGTGGAACTTATAAATTCTTAGGCTTTATTTACTTACCTATAGAATTTGAAAATGAACATAAAATAAATAAAGAAGAGTATACAATAGGTAATTATATTACACTTGAAGATATGAATATCAGAAGTGGAGCAGGGTATAAATATCCAATAAAAAAAGTAAAAGATATGAGTGCAAATGGCAGAAAACATGCAACTAGTACAAATCTAAATAGTAATGCTGCGTATAAAAAAGGAACTGAATTTACAGCACAAGAAATAATTAAAAATGGTAACGAATATTGGGCTATGAGTCCATCAGGTTATGTATGCTTAAAAGGTGCATCTGGTAAAGTTTACTGCAAAAAGAAATAAAAGGTAGGAACATTATTGTCCTTACCTTTTTTTTATTGCAATAAATTAAAAAACGATATATAATACTCTATTGAAAGAAGAGAGATAAAATGAAAATAATTGAAGAATATAACAATTTAATTTGTAGTAGTGATATTACGTTAGACGAACTTGAAAACAGAAGATTGTTTGAAAAAATCAATTCAAAAGCTGTAAACAATATATCTATATCAAGTGAAAAAGAGTATAATATATTTAATAGTATGCACGTGTATGCTGATGAGCTTAGAGATGAAGTTCTGAACGCAAAGTTAAGCTATCAAAATGCTTTAATAGAATTAAAAACTTATTGGGTTAGTTTGTTTAATAGCTTTTGTAAGTAAAAAAAGAGGTTAGTTCAAAATGAGCTAGCTTTTTTTATATACAAAAAAAGAAATAACTATTGTTATTTCTAAGTGCGAAAAGTTTACTTATTTATATTGCAAAAATGCTAAGATTAAAACTTTTTTTATGTTGTCTGAAATATCATAATAGATTCTTTAAATTGCAAAAATGCTAAGATTAAATTTTTCTTATTATGTATAAACAACATAACAAATTCTTTATATTTTAATATAAAGAGATTAAATATGTAAAAATTTCTTTTCACACAAACATATAGTAGCACATTTATTTCAAAATGTAAAGTGTTTCTTTATTAATGTCATATGTGTATCTAATTAACTTTTCTTTTTTTTCGTCGCATTCTTTTTGAATAAAATATATCATCAGGCTTTAAATTAAATTCATCCGCTATTTCCTTTGCTAAATCATAAAATAGTCTTCTGTTTCCTTTTTCAAGTTGCCAATAATATGATTTACTTATACTTAACTTATCTGCCATCTCTTGATAAGATAAATTGTTTTTAATTCTTAATTCTTTTAATGTCTCTAACATAATTTTACCTCTTAAAAAACATTATATCACTATGCCATAGTGATATCAATATTATTTTAAATTTATTTTGATAAACTAATATTGGTGATAGATATGAAAATGAATTTGAATAATTACGGCAAAGGAGATTTAGTTAAATTTGTTAGACAATGGTCTGGTTTAACACAATTAGAATTTGCTAAAAGAATGGGCAAGTCGAAAAGAACTATTGAACAATATGAAGCTGGCACAGTAAATTATAAAATTAATTTTATAGAGAAAATGATGAAAGAGTTTGACTTAATAATAACTATTGAAAAGAAATAATTTAGTTATTATTATTTACATATTTTTTTATAGTATTGTTTACATAAATTATAAATATTTTGTTTTCTTATTAAATTAGTTGGTTACACTATTGGTTACACATTTATATTAAAAAAATAAAAAAAGCCTATAAATAAAGGCTTTTTAATATATGCAATTTCTTTTATTTCTCTATCCAATTGAGCTAAGGACGCATTTCCCTTGCTCTATAAATATATCACTAAATATAGGTAAAGTCAAGGCTTTTTCCTATATTCTAAGTTAAATTATAGAAAATAAAATCTACTATTTTTTACTATTATAATGTATTCGTTGGTTACACTATTGGTTACACTTCTTCTTTACAAACATCATTAAGTAGGTTTACAGTTTCAAGTAATTGCTCTAAAGTTTTATGCACATATTTTTTCTTGCCTATGGATGTTTGTTCATGGCCGAAAATTAAATTGATACATACTTCATTGCCATCTAAATTATCAAGCAATGTTCTAAACGTATGTCTTGCATCATATGGTAAATGTTCCATTTTTAGTTTTTTTAATATAATGTCTAGTTTTTCATTTAATGTTTGATACGATATTGGCTTGCGATTTGTCGAAATTAAGTATTTGTTATCGACATTATATAATTTTTCAATTAAAGGGTAGATTACATCGCACATAGGTATAGTTCTGTTAATTCCTGCTGCTGTTTTACTACCGCCTATCATATATCTTTCTTTTAAATATACATTTTTGATTTCGATTTTACATAGTTCACTAGGTCGCAATCCTGTATAAATCATAATTAAAATTAAATTGATATTGGGAATTAAGTCTAAATTATCCCATAACTTTTTTATTTCTGATATTGAATAAGGATAGTGCAATTCTGATTTTTCTTCTGATTCTACTTTTAAAAATTCTAAAAAATCTTCTCCTACTGGACAATGATATTCCTTGGCTGTGAAATATATTCCGCTCCAAGTAAGTTTGATATCCATTTGAGTTGAATGCCCGTGCCCACAGTTACTAATAATATTTTGAATATCATTTTTTATTATATCTATTGGCTTTTTCTTTTTTATACTTTCAAAATAATTTTTGAATGTTCCATCATATCGTGTTAAGGTTTTTTTCGATATAGGTTGTTTTGTTTTTGGATTTATTTCTCTCTTTTTATTTTCAAAAAATATGTCAAATATATCTTTTACTGTAGCATTTTTTAAATCTATATTATAATTTTTTTGATGATATTCTTTTATAGCATCATAGGCATCTTCCCAAGTTAGATATAATCCTAATGATTTTCGTATAGGTTTTCCTCTAATATCGAATCCTATTGTAACTCTTGCCCAATAACATTTTTTTCTATTTTTACCTTTTAATTTGGTAATAGAGCCAAAGCCATTTGATAACTTTTTGTGCCTGCGTTTTACCATATTAAACCTCCTATTTACTTGATTTTCTTTAGGCAATGTGGTAGAATAGGAGTATAGAAAAAAAGTTATGTGCGTGTGGCGCAAAATCGTTTTTTCTAAGGACGAAACTCCGATACCACTGTTACCGCAGTGGTGTTTTTGTTTTTCACAACAAAAATACTTAATTTCGATTATAACTTATTTTCAAAAAAAGTCAATTATTTTAATATATTATAGGGGTGAAGGGGTGAGGAATTTTGAGAAGTTCTATAAATATTTAAAACATAAGAAAATAATTTGGCAGTTTATTAGGTTTATAGAGCGAAGTAAAAAGCACTAATTATTAGTGCTTTTATTTATATTCTATATTAACAATTGGTTTGTTTTCGTCAGTGCTTGTGTTTATTACTCTATTGTAGTATTCATTGCAAGTTTCATTTTTGTTATTATCTTCCGAGTAATTGTAGCAGATTAATTGGGTAAAATCATTTATTTCACATATTTCGTTTCTAAAAACGCTTTCATTCCATTCTTTTTGCTTTTTTGCTTCTTCAAAATTATTATAATTGCTTTTTTTCAATGTAGTGATGCTTACAATATTATTATTTTTGCATTCGACTTTTGATTCTCCAATGAGGTTTGAATTTTTATATTTAATTTCAAATGTCATTGTTAAATTTTTAGTGAAATCAATTTTGTTATTTTCAAATGTTACTTTTCTGTTACAATTACATAATAATAAAATGGTTACAAATAATATTAACTTTTTCACTCTATTTCAATCCCTTTATAAATTTCTTATTAGCTTTTGCCATTTCCATTAAATTTTCTAATTCTTTATCTGTTATGTCTTCGCCATCATTCATATAACCAGCATTTATTAGAGCATTTATTAAAGCTTCTTTTTCTCTTAGCTCATTTTCTAATTTAGTATTTTTCTTTTCATTCCTACCTAATAGAAAATCAGTAGAAACTTCTAAGTAATCTGCGATTTTTACTAAAACATTATTTTCAGGTTCAGTTTTACCAGTGCACCAATTACTTATAGCTTGTCTTGTAAAACCAATCTTATCACTAAGTTCGGTTTGTGATATATTCTTTTCTTTAAGAATTAAATTTAATCTTTCACTAAACATTTTTGCCTCCATTGTAGCAACGTATTGTTTACAATAATATATTGACAATATATTATTGCTATGCTATACTTAATACGTAATCAAAAAGTAGTTGATAATGTTATCTAGTTATAGATGTACAAAACAGCCATTTTTGGTTACTTTACTTAATTTAGCATTAATAATATAAAGATTCTAAAATGGTTTCCAGGTCATTATTAGTATCTAATTAATGCTATAAAAATTCATTATTTTCAATTTTTATTAGAGAAGTTATCTCTTCGATATATTTACTTTAATGATAGATATATCTCCAATCTTTATGGAAAAATTGGAAGATAACTTCTTAAGTAGCTCTCTAAAAAGAGACATAGAAAGACATCCTTCCTAATCCCATTTTTTCAAGTGCTACAAATTAATTATAAGATAAAATGGAGAAAAAAGAAAGAGAAAAATGAATTTAAGGTTAAAAAAGCACTGTATTAAAATACAATGCTAGTATTTGATATTAACTCGCCTGAGAAACTTGTATAATATCAAAGACAAACAGCTCTTTAAAAAGAAACATTAAAGGGTAACCTTTCTAGTATCATTTTTTAAAGCACTATCAATTTATAAGAGAAAGAAGCTACTTTTTAAAAATATTAACTTCTATTAAAGAAATTTTCATTTTAAAAAGTAAGTTCAATTTCTCTATTAGCATCTTAAATGATGGCATAGAAACGTCCTTTCTACCCAAAATTTGAAGTGCTAGTAACGCAATGCTTTTGTGTTACAAATTAATTATAAAACAATGATATTAGAAAGTAAAGATGTTATTAACTTTTTATAAGTTGATACAAAAATTATTAGGCTTTCTGGAAATAAAACAAGACATATTAAAATAAGTATACTGCACTTTCTATCTTTTAACTATTTTCTAGTTTTTTCTTGTTTTGACTATTAGAAAGGGAATGGGGTGGGTAGTTGCAAGTTTTTCTACTATTTCTTGTAACATATAGACTGAGGCTAGCTATGTTTATCGTAGCTCCTCGATTAATTATTTACGTCTCTTTTTTATTCCATTAATCTGTCAAAAGAAATGTAAATAGTTAATTTGTATGGCATCGAATAGAGTATAAGATTTACCGCCTTTATCTTATATTCCATTCGGTATCATACCGAAATCGTTAAGTAAAGGAGGAAGTACAATGCTGAAAGAGAATGCGCCACACGCAAATAGTGTCTCGGTTGATGAAGCAGCAAAGATAATGGGCAAAAGTGCATCATACATTAGAAAAGGGCTAATGCAAGGAACATTGCCTTTTGGTTCGTATGTAAAAAACAAAAAGAATTGTGACTTTCATATTAGCCGAGAAGCATTAGAAAACTACATGAAAGGTACTTTAGGTAATAATGTAATAGTGTGTTTACCAGAAGAACTTGTAAATTTAGTTTATTCTATGAAAGTATCTTTAGAACGATTATCTAAGCAACGTTTAGGTAATTAGTTTTTATTGAATGGAAAAGAAGAAAAGTAGATGAAAGAAATAGAAGGAAATTTAGAAAATCCTTGCTATTATGCAATCATTCCTGCAAATGTACGCTATGACAAAGAACTCACTGATAAAGCTAAGTTGTTATATGGAGAAATAACGTCTTTAACAAATAAAAGTGGGGTTTGTTGGGCTTCTAATAAATATTTTTCAAAATTGTATAATTGTGATGAGAAAACAATAACAAGAAATATAAATCTGCTTTGTGAAAAAGGTTATTTAAAAACGGAATATGAAGCAGAAACTGGGGCTTTAAAAAAACGATATATTACAGTTAATATCAATGTTATTTCTGATTTAAGCCAACTAGAATCAGCGACGGACAAAAATGTCTGTCGCGAGGGACAAAAATGTCCGTCGACGGGGGACAAAAATGTCCGATATAATAATACAAGTATTAATAAAAGAAATAATATTACTAAAGTAATATTACAAAGAAAAGAAATTTTTAAAGCTATTATTTCTCACTTAAATGAAGTAACTGGAAGTAAGTACAGAACTAATACGCAAATGACTCAAACGAAAATCAATGCACGATTGAACGAGGGATACAATCTCGACGACTTCATAGCTGTTATTGATAAAAAAAGTGAAGAGTGGCTTGGCACAGATATGGAACGTTTTTTAAGACCAGAAACTTTATTTGGAACGAAATTTGAAGGATATTTAAACCAAAAACAATCAAAAAAACACAACAAAAAAGATATTGAAGCGCCTGTTCCAGATTGGCTCAATAAAGAAATTAGTAAAGGAGAAGCTAGCCCTGAAGAAATCGCAGAGATGGAAGCATTATTGCAAGAATTTAGAGAGTAGGTAATGATGATAAAAAAATATATTTTAGGTTTTATTGTAGCGATTGTATTTATTATTGTGTTGATTTTATGCCTTAGCACCATTGAAAATGGTAAAAAGAAAATTAAATATGAATATTACACTTTGGAGGGCATCAAAGGCACTAGTAATGAATGCGTCGAAACAGAAGAGACTTATAAATGTAAAATTCATGGGGAATTGGTAGAAGTTAATCAATATTCAATAATGGAGGAAGAGTAAATGAGTTTGTTTGTAAGTAAAAGAAAATATGACAGAGTATCATTTCTTTATGATATTACAGAAAATAAGTTAAAAGATGCAGTCAGAAGAAATAGCTCTTTAGAAAAAGAAAAAATAAATCTCTTAGAAGAATTAGGAAAATTAAGATTTTTAGAAAAGAATATTAAGATGTTAGGAAAGAAATGCAAGTGTTGTAATAAATATCACTTCCCATCTGATTCTAAAAGAACAAAACATGGTTATATTTGTTATAAGTGTTATAAAAAGGAGAAAAAGCTTAATGGAAAATAAACTAGATGAAATAATAGACTTAATTAATTACATTAAAAATAATATTAAAAAAACTTATAAAAAATATGATGAAATAAAAATAGCAAATGATAAGTATTTTGTACTTAATGTTAGAGATAAAGAAATAGATGTTTGTATGAAAAGTGTTTTATCAAGAGAAGAAATGCTTAAATATTTCACAGATAAATGGTATCAAGATAGTAGCGATTATTGTGTAAGATATAACTCTGAGATTAGAAATAACAAATATGAAGATAGTTATATTTATAAAGTATTGAATAGCACTTATAAAGAAGATAAATATAAAGATTTAAACATTATTGGAGATGTAAGATTGCTAACTAAAGAAGAAGTTGAAAATCTTGATGCGGAACATAGGAATATAGGTAAATATTACTGGACCATGTCTCCATACAATAATATGAATGAATTAGAAGATGGCACTTGGGCTTATGTGTTCTATGTGAATTCGGGTGGCAACCTCGACTGGTACGGCGTGAACGGCACTTTTGGTTTGCGCCCAGTAATAACTTTGAAAGTTGGAGTGTAATATGGCGAGTCAATTTACTTTGTTTATAAAAGAAATACATGGCGAAGAAGTAGAAGATACTTTAACTAGAATAATAATATTTTTAGAAAATCTGTATAAAAAAAATTCTAAGTATCCTTGTTTAATATCTCTTAGTGAGAATGATTATAATAAAATAAAGTCTAAACGCGGAGATGTAATTCATGATAATAGGATTTTAGGCATGAAAATAGATATAAGGAAGGCTTAAATATGAAAAAAGTTTTAATTCTAATATTAGGAATTTTAATATTAACAACTGGTTGTGATATTGAAGAAGCAAGTACAAAAAAAGATATAGAAAATACCTTAAATGTAGGGAATAAGCTTGTAGAGAATCAAGCAACACCAACAGATATTGATTACTCACTAGAAAGATACAATTTAATTAAAAGAGCTTACTGGGTCAATGGAATGAGAGATAAGGCTAGAGCATTACCTACACCTATAGCTGATATGCCTCTTGGTTATATTGTGTTATTAACTGAAAGTGGTTCTGTTGTAGGTAGATTTGTTGTAGATGGCAAAGTTAGTAGCTTAAATAGTTTTTTAACTCCAGATAGTGAGTATTATGAAAAAAGTGGAGGAGAGTATTCCTCTAGAAATAATTGGCTACCTGATGTAGAT